CAATCTCGCGGTCTTCGTACCACGCGCCAGCCAGCAGGATAATCGCCCGCGTCAAGGGCCACGGCACCGCGCTAATCTCAGGCGACACCGAAGCGTCCACATATCCCGCCGTAAACCGCACCGTAAGCGCGTTCGGGACATTGCGAATCACCGGCAGACTCACGTTATAGGCCGGGACGATAAATGAGCCGTTCTCCCGCGTGACAGCCGTGTACTGGTCAGCCGCCCATGTCGCGGTGTTCCCCACATCATCGACATAAGAAACCGAAGCCACCGAAATCACCGGATTAACCGGCAAGTCAATCCGATACCCCTGCCGCCACGGAAAGCCATAGTCAATCGAATAATCAAACGTGGTAGGCATCAGGACGCGCTTGGTCTGCCCCTCCACCCACTCCCGAGCTGCAAGCAGGCACCCCGCCAGGAATCCATCATCGTCGGATATATCCAGCCGCAGTTGCGCCTTGGCTTCTTCTAACGTGACGGGTTCGGCAGTCGGCCTGGTGACAATAGAAAGCGACATTACAGCCCCTCGAATAAATGCTTAATGGGATGCCCCGCCTGTATCTCGTCGTGGTGCCATTGCGTCCACGCGAGCCACCGCAGCCACGGCTCCCTGTCCGGCGTATGCACCGACATATCATGCGCGGTGACATCCCACGCCATTGAACCCTCGTCCTGCGTCACAGTCGGCACGCCCTGTATTACAGCGTCCACCGCTACCGATGAGTTCAGCGTCACGGCTAACCGGCAGTCCCGCCAATCCCGTGTTTCCGGCAATGCCGTAGGATTCACCCCTGCCGGATGCTTGCGGAAGTGAGTCGCCGGAACCGTGGCGTACCAATCCTCAACCCGCGCCCAATGCGGCGAGTAAGTCTCGGTCTGCCCACACAGGACAACCCGAGAACCAATCACCCACTGATGGACGGGGAATCGTAGTCGCTCCCAACGATTCCCCAAGTCGGCAGGGACGCAATGATCGCCACGCCTGCCATGCCCGTCCCAAACAAGCGACACCCACGAACTCGTATCACCGAACGAACAGCGGTCAACCAGAAGGAACCGGCCAGTTCGCTCAACATCCCGCCACATCGTCGTGCCGAGCAGGATGGCAATATCAGATTCACGGGCGCGGCTGGACGTTATCCCCGCGTCTATGCCGAGAGCCTTCAATCCCTCGCGCATCTTCCGTGCAAACGGGCCATGCCACGCAATCGCGGGCTGGCTATGTATCAGGACTCCCACGCCACCCGCAACGGGTCTTTGCGTGAAAGCTGCGTAACCTTGGGGTCGCCATGAAAAACCGTAATCGGCGCAGGCTTCACCCCGCGCATGATGTGGTATTTGTACGAACATGCCAGCCCGTCAGGTATCAGGTTAATGTTCGGCCACAGGCTCCGCGTAAAGTGGTTCTGGTCCCCGTGCAACTCGTCCATAACTTCCGGCTTGAAGTCATACCAAGCCTTCCTCGGCGCATCCCAATGCCACAGCATCACGCTACTGTTAACAGTACCGTCACCGCCCAACAGGCGGCGCGTCTCCGGGCCAATGCACGGCTTGTGCTTGCGCAGCGAATAACTGAAATCATCAAGCGCCCAAAGGTTCTCGCGGTCTTGGTCTAGCAGCTTGGTGAGCGGGCCAAGGCTCTCCGTGATAACCACATCCAGGTCAAGGTATAGATTGTCGCCGGGGAACATCCCAGGCTTGAACAGCGCCACCTTCTGCCACCATCCCGGCATGTCAGGCTCAGGCTCAATGCAGCGCACGCCGTCAATCTTCTTGTCCGTGATGCAGGCAAATTCTTCGTACTCAAGATGGCGGTCAACCATCTTCTTCAGTCGCAGCACCCAATCCGCCGAATACTTCGGCCCGACGCAAACGGACAGTACGCGCATCAAATTTCCCACATAGCCAATCGACAATTCGGCTCATGCCCGTCATGACATGACTCTAGCGGGTCACCTAGCAACGCCCGCAAATCAAGCCGCTGGAACTGCGGCGTGCGGTTAGTGGATGGCCCCTCAAACTGAGTCGCAAACAAGTACCGCGCCGACTTAGAGAACAACCGCAGCGCCATCTCTATGCGCGTGGTGTCGTTGCCATCGCCCCACAAGTGGTTCAGCACCATGCGGCAGAGAACCGCGTCACATAGCGGCAGCTCTTCAGTGGTAATGTCGAGCTTCACAACGTCAGGGTGACGCGGGAACAAGTCGAAGCCCTTATACATGACAGGCCAGCGCATCTTGCTAATCCAATGCAGGTCGCCAGCCCCGGCATCGCATATGGTCTCAATGCCATATTTAGCCGTCATCTGTGGCAGCCATTCGCGGATCGTCGCGGTGTTCCGCAGCAGCGAGCCTTGCCCGCAGGCCGTGCCTTCAGATAACCCGCCACGCCAGCCCTTGCCCATGCGCTCAAGCATGGCCTCGTCAGTCAGGCTCATAACTGGTAGAAGTTCGGTGCTTTGCCAATCGTCGCTGCGTCTGTCGTCTGATAATGAATATCTGAAGTCAGCAGGAAAATGCCATCGGTATTATCAGCCACGGGACTCGTCGCGTTAGTAGTCCGACGAAGCCGTGCATAGATAATCCCGTCTGGCTCTGTCAGCCCTGAGATGGAGACCCCGGCAGTCTCAGTAACCATGTGACGGTACGCCGTGCCAGCCGCCGCCTCAGTCGCCGTGACGGTGGTTCCGGCAACAGCAAAGTTGCCCTGGTTGAACCCCTTGGCATACATGTACTTCCATTCCCACGTTACCGCGTCGGTGGAAGTGCCATCGGAAATCCAGTGCGCATGAAAGTGAACCTCAGCACCAGGAACGATGTCATGCGGGACATGAAAGATGAACCACACGAAGTCGCCCACGGCAAACTTGTAAGCGTAGAAGTCCGAAGCGCCAATCTGCGCCCAATCAGGGTCAGTCGCAGCAACGCCGCGAACCAAAACCTGTCCGGTAATGTCACGCCATCCGAACGTGCCAGAATGGGGATAGATAATGTCTGGCGTCCCCAGAATCTGATACGTGTTCTTCTCGTTGATAGACATTAACAGTCCTCTATATCCCGTCGCTCAAAGCAATCAATGGCCGAGCCGGGGGTGGCGTTAATAACCTCCACAAGCCCCTGGTCGGCAACAGTCCTGTATAACTCCACCAGCTCGTAGTGAACGCCGCCACTGACCTTCTGCTTAGGCCAGTGCTGCATCAACGACGGGTACTCCCCAAAGTAATGCCGTGGCGTAGAGCCAACCTTTCTTTCGCGCCCGTTATAGTCCGGCGCATATCTCAGGTCATAACCGAGCAGAATGATGCGCTCGGCACCCTGTAGATAAGCCATATTGACCAGCGTGTATCCCGAGCCATGCCCGTGATGAACATACGCGGGGTCTGAGGACAAACCGGGGCGGTTCTTCTCTCCAATCCAATTCAGGCCATGCGCCGCCGCCGCCAACCTGTTGGTAGTCCACTTGGATGCGGGATGCTCCCGCAGCCCACGCTCCCAATAGTAGAACCAGAAGTTCTCATTGACCGCGTAAAGCAACTCCAGGTCAGGCACAATCTCGTAAGTAAGATTGCAGCCAAACAACCTATAGCCCTTGCTCCGCGCTACCTCTATCTGCTCCAGCGTCAGCGATGGCCCCGTCCCGATGCAAACCACCGTCCCTGAGTGCATCGGCTAACTCCACCATAGGAAAACAATCCAACGCAGACCCCGGCGTTGCGTTCACAACCGGCGTTGCACAATTCTTTGACGCAACCTGAAACGGTTTGATAAATGTGCCGTACTCATTGCGGTTGAACAACGGTGCTGGATGGTCACCAAAGAAGTGCCGCTTACCGTTGACCAATCTCATATCGAACCCGACTAACACAATGCAGCTCACGCCCATGAGTAACGCCAGGTTCACACCCTGAAACCCGCTGTTGCTGCCATAGTGCAGAACATCCGGGTCTGTAGAAAATCCGGGCTTGTGTGCGCCCCTTACGAAGTTCAGCCCATCTGCGGCTAACTCCGTCTTGTCGTTGGTTCCCTTTTCGTGGGTCGTCCAACGCTCACCCTCGAAGCCTGTCGCTCCGCTGTTGGCTTTCCACCACTTCGCGTCACAGGCATATAAAACATCAGCCCACGGCATCAGCTTGTATGCGTCGTTAATGCAAACGACTTTCCAGCCCAACTGGCCCGCTGACCGGACTGCTTCCGCAACCTCAAGCGTCAGGCTTGGCCCGCTTGCTGCGACGACGCACGGTAGCCCCGTCCAGTTCTGCTTTATGCTCTGCAACTGCAAGGACTTTATTCTCCGGTGCAACCTTCTCAACAACTGCCCGACCATAGCCGCGCTTGATAATGCGTGCGGCTAACTCGCTCGGTACGTCATGCTCACCACGCAACAAGGCGCGAACCTCATGCGGGCTTACCCTGTACCGAAATTCCTTCGTTACCTTGATCTTCATGCAGACTCCAAAAAAGAGAAGGGAGGGCCGAAGCCCTCCCCTCCCTAAAGCCGATTAAGCCTCGGCAACCTTAAGGAACTTCAGGCAGTCGTTATTGGTAACGATGCCTGCATAGCGCCTGCGGATATAGAAGCGAACGTAACCAGGATTGGTCACAGCCTCGGCAGTAACCGCAAGCTCGCGGCGCGTGCAGAGGGTGTAGGCACGACGGAAATCACCAAAGGCAATCGGCAAGCCGTTGTCAGTGGTGTAGTCGTCCATGTCTTCCCAGGTGAACACTTCGTAGCCAAGCAGACGGTCAGGCTGACCGGCCTGCTGCGACGGCTGCCAGTAGTAATCACCGTTGGTGGACTTCATCCGGCGCACGGCACCCTGCGTAACCTGGTTCATGGCGAACTTGGCATTCGGGCGATAGGCGCGGTTCAGCTTGTAGACCAAGCCGATGATGTCGTCAAAGTCCATGACCATCGGAGAGGCAGGCGCGTCAAACGGCACATACTCATACGCAGCCGCAGCGCGGAGCGGAGAAGCATGGTCAGCCGTGGCGACGGGCGCGGAGTTCGTCATGCCGGTGGGCTTGGACGAACCGTTGCCGTTCCAGATAGCAGCGTCCAGATTCTTACGCATACCATCAGCGATGTCATTCACCAGCCAGTTCTCGGCTGAGAAGAAGACATCCTGAAGGGCATGTTCCGAAATCTGCGGATAAGCATACAGCTCACCCCAAGTCGGCGTGACTTCCCGAAGGTTCGGAGTGCCAGTAGCCGAGCGCGTGCCAGTTTCACCGACCCACCCGGAGGTGCCGCCGTGGATGCTGACCAGCTTCTTGAAGTCGGACGAGCCAACCTGAAGCGACTCAACCTCGTTCAGAATGTCGGACTGCTTCAGAAGCAGCGCGTCAACCTGGGCGGCGATTTCCTCGGGAACAGCGTAGCCACCCGAAGCAGGCGTACCGATAACGATGTCCTTATACTCAGCGGCCTTGGCGCGAAGCTCGCGCATCTTCGCCTCGGCCTCGGAGTCCTTGCCACCAGCACGCAGCCAGGACATGAAGACGTCCTTATGCTCGGAGCGAATCTTGTCCTGAATCGTCCCCTTCGGGCGGTCATTCATGGACTCGACAATCTCCAGGCGCTCTTTCATCTGCTCCTGCTGGCGCTCAATCTCGCGCTTCTTCTTCTGCGCCTCGGTAAGCTCGTTCTCGATCTTGTCCAGCTTGCTCGCCAGTTCCTTGGCGCGAGCCTCATGGCCCTTGCTCTCAGCTTCAAGCCGCTCGTCGTTCGTCTTTTTGAACTCCTCGAACGCGGAGTTGACGCCTTCAATGGCGTCGAGAATCGGATTAGACATTGCATTTACCTCATGCAAATAAAAAAACCCGCACTAGGCGGGGGAATGTGGTTTCTCGGAACGGGGAGTTAAATGCGAAGGCGGCGAATGGCCGCAACAAGCATCCGTTCCTCTAGCTCTTTCGCGGCGAGTGCAATTGCCTTTTCTTCATCAGTCTCCTCCCGAGCATCAGAAGTGATGGCTTCGGCGTCTGGCTCGTCCCGAGCTTCCTCACCGTCGAACATCTTGGCAACAATTCGCTTTGAAACGCTATGAGAGCATCCAACGTCCCGGAGGATGCGCTCGAATTCACGCGGCGTGGGGACGTACTCGCCAGCCTCGGACAACCGAGACTTGACATGCGCCACCTGCGCCAACGGGTTCATCGGAAGGCTCACAACGGAGACTTCCCAAAGTTCTGCTTCCTTGATAAGACGGTTGCCGTCCTTGTCCCAATCCTGGTCAAGCGTCCTGTATCCAATCGACAGTCCGCGCACCGCATCCATCTTCAGAAGCGTGTGAATCTCGTTCCCCAACGGAGTATCAGCAAGGACACCCTTCACGCGGAGTCCGTGCTTGTCCTCGTCCATGTCCAGCCACTTACCGGCGACACGGGACGGGTCGTGCATCCAAAATAGCCCAGGCATACTTCCCGCGCTCTTGTGCTGTTGCAGCGACTTCTTAAACGCACCGGGGACAACAATATCGCCCCCAAGGTCTACGTTCTTGAATACACTCCCGTGACCCTCAAACTCGCGGTCACTCAGGCTCTTGATCTGTAGCGGTATCGTCAGGTTCGGCTTCATTCATCTGTTCCTCGGCGGTGCCCTGACCGCTCGGCCCTTGTTCCCAATACTCGTCCCCACCGTCACGGGGGTTCTTGCCCTCAATCTCGCGCCACTCGTTCGGGCTGATAACGCCCATCTCGCGCTGAATCTTCAAGCCTTCCTGTCGGCTCTTGAAGTCAGCACGCAACACGCTGTCGAGGTTGAATCGGATGCACACACCGGCACGGCGGTCATCATCCGTAAGCAGGTCGCGCTCCATCGCGGCTTCAAACGCCTGACATACAGGCATCACCACGTTTAGCGTAAAGTCGCTGTCCGGCTGTTCCACGTTGTTGAACGTGGCCCGCTCCAAATCTCCGACAAGATGCGGCGGGACTCCAAACGCACCGGCAATCACCGTGCGCTGATACTTGCGAGTCTCAAGGAACTGCGCCTTGTCGTTCTCAATCGGAATCGGCTTCGGCTCGTCAATGCCTTTGGGCACCAGCATCGCCCGGAACCGCTTGGAGCCACCCAACGCATCCTGAAATGCCTGGATAAACGCCGCCTCTTCTTCCTTCGTGCGGAAGCCGGCAGAACCCTGCATGAACTTGAACACCAGGAACGGCACAGCACCGTTCTGGAAGAACGTGGCACCGAACTTCTCGGCCAGAATCTCCAGCGCAATCGCCGTCTGAACGTCATTGACAGGGGAATCACCCTGCACGAAGTCCCGCGCTGGCCCGCGAGCATGGAACATGCGCGAAATGTCGTATTCCCGCATTCCACCGTTGCGCTCAGAAACCTTATAGCTGACGTTCCAACTC